CGTAGACCCCTGCCTTCGCTTCGACCTCTTGGTTCTGCTGGAGGATCGGGTTCAGAACACCGCCCAGCTGGCTCTGGATGAACTGCTGTTGGCGGAGCTGATCGTTCTTCTTGATAAGCGCGTCGACTTCCGCGTTCGTGCCTGCCACATAGCTCTGCGACAGAACGATCCCCTTGGACAGCATCGCCTGACGGACCGTCTCATAGTAGTTCGCACGGTCCAGCTCGACGCCGAACAGGTTGACGGATACCGCTGCGGCGTCCTGCGCTTCCTTGAGCTGGAACAGCGGGTCGGTTGCCTCCGCGAGGATGCGCCCAGCCTTCACCTTCTCTTGGTTGAACTGGTCCTGCGAGATGTTGTGCTCGTTGAGCAGCTGAGTCGCGGCAGCGATGGACGCATTATACGTCTTGAGCGGCGCATTGATCTCGTCGTAGATGCGGTCCATCTCCTGCTGGACATACTTATAGTCCTGGATGGCCTGCACCTTGGCAAGGATGCTTGCGCGTTCGGTCGCATTGAGCGTGATCTTCTTCTGAGCCAGCTGCTGCTCGATGGTGTCCATGCGCTGCTGCACTTCGCGCGCGTCCTTCAGGAGCTTCATGCGCGCTAGTTCGTCGTCCAGCTTCATGTTCACCATGCCGATGTTGAACGCTTCCTTCTCGGCGGTGTGGTCAACCTTCGCCTTCTTCCCCGGCCCACGGTTGTCGATGATAGCAGCGGCCAGCGCAGCGATGCGAGCCTTAGCAGCGGCGGTCGCAGCTTCGTCCCACGCCTGCTTGAAGCCCTGGATCGTGTTGTTCGCCTCCTGGACGTTCTTGGTGAAGGTCTCACCGATGTTATACTTCTCCAGCTCGAACATATTCTGCGAGATGGATTCGATGCCCAAGTTCACCTTGTCGATCTCAGGGATCGCCTTATCGAACCCAAGGTTGGACAGGATCCCGTTGGCGCCCTCCGCTAGGAAGTTGATACCAGTGATCACACCGTTGATGACGCCCTGGATCACCATGATGATCGCGTTCGCGGTTCCCATGATGGCGTTCAGCACAATCTTGACCACATTGATTGCCGTCTTGCCGATCACGTCGAGCAGCGTCTTAACGCTTGCGTAGAAGCCAAGGAACGCCATATACAGGAAGTTCACAACCGTCGACCAGATGGAGGTCATCGTATCGCCGAACTGAGCAAACGGAGCAATCAGTCCGTCCCAGCCCTGCGCGACCGCACTCTTAAACCCGTTCCAGCTATCGGCGGCGGTGATCGTGATGACGTCGAACTCTTTCAGCTTGCCGCCTGCCCCGACCGTGCTGTTCGAGAGCTTGTCCATCTCTTTGCTGGTCAATCCAAGGCTGTTCGCGTATGCCTCAAGCTCGGGCTTATGCTTAGCCGCGATCTCCGAACTGAAGTTCTTGAAGCCAACATAGACCAGTCCGATCGCTGCGGCAATGGCGGTGAGCGGTGCAAGCAGACGGACGATCTGCGCGACCAGACCCGCCCAACCGCCTGCGGTCGTGCGTGCGATATAGTCGAGCTGCGAACCCTGCTGAACGAGAACGAGCAACGGGTTCTGTCCGCCAGCCAGCGACACGCCGATGTCCTGTAGCTGCGCGATGATGTTCGCGTTCGTGGACCGGGTGCGCGACTGCGCCGCCTCCAGGGTCTTGGCTGCATTGGCCGCGCCGTTCGCGCTGTCGACGATGGGTTGCGCTGCTCCGGTGGACGCTGCTCGCGCTTGGTTCATCGCGGCAACATACGCCCGAATCGAGATCTCTCCCGCGTCGAACTGCGCTTTGGCGCGTGCCAGATCGCTGGCAAGCTGCTCTTCAGCGGTGCCGGTGGCGGTTGAACTAGCTGTAACTCGCTGCTGGGCCGCAGCAAGCCGCAGTGCTGCGCTTTCAGCGGCAGTAGCGGCGGCAGCGGCTCGCGCGCTTGCTGCCTCGGTGCGCGCGGTTTCTGTAGCGAGCTTCTGGTTCTGCGTTGCCAGCTTGGCCGCTGCCATGCTGCCTTGGTCCTGCGCGTTCGACAGGCGCACCTGAGCGTTGAGCAGCTTGGCCTGGGCGCTGTCGGCGCGTGCCATGGCGGAGACCAGCTTGTCGACGCTGGAGGTGTTCACATTGGCGAGAGCGGACTTTAGCTTATCAACATACGTGGCGCCACGGTCCGCAGCGTCAGCAATCTGATTTAGCTTCTTGGCGGCATTGGCGTCTACCTTATCGGTGACTTCAATGTCAATCCGTTCTTCTGCCATGGACCTACCTCAGCAATCGTTTCTTGGCGTCCTGCACCGCAAGGCGAAAGACGATCAGCGCCCGCGGGATAAACCCGCCTGCGAACTGCCTGCTCGACCCGCTGTCCAGATCCCCGATGTAGGGGGTGAGGTTGGACAGGAAGATAGGCTGCCCCGGCTTCTTGTATTGCAGCTCAGCACGGCCCTCCGCAAGCGTTTTATCCGCGCTCGCGCCCCGCGTGCTTCCTTTGCTGCCTAGCACCGCTGCGGGCAGTTCGTCAGCGGCAGCGTTCCCGAGGTTAACTTGCCAGTTCGAAAGAGCGGTGGACTCGTCAACCGGAGTGACGGCCACCAGCTCCTCCAACATAGCATCCGCACCCGCAACAGCGATATCGGAAGCCAAGGTCTCCAGGCCAGAAGCGCGCTTGCGCATCGATTTAGCTAGGCTCCTCAGATCCCCCGCCACGCTGTCTTCCTTTCGTTCTGGGCTTCGGTTGCTTCTTCTTCCACCACACTAGGAACTCAAGGTCCATCTGGCGTATGTGATACCAGAGGTCCTCCGTCTGCTCCTCCGTGAGATCGTAGTCGACCGCGTAAGAGAAGCACATGCCCCGCGTGATGGGTTTGGGGCGTTCCCGTTCTGTATCCAAGTCGAACCAAGCATTGAGGAACAGCGCATTGCCGAAATAGAGCGTAGGCTTGTTCTTGATGCGCTCCGGTAGTTCCTCTTTGAACCGACGAGCCTCCTCCCGAAACTTCTTCTCGGTCTCGGGAGGGAACTCATGTTGGAACAACAGAACGGCGGTTAGTTTTTTGCAGCCGCTTCCTTCTCCTTCTCCCGGAACGCTGCGGCCTTGTTGGCGCGCGCTTCCCAGTCGTCGTAGAGGTCGGGCAGCTCAGCGAACAGCGCAAGCGCGTTGTCGCGGCTGAACTCGAGCAGCTCGGTGTCCTTGTCGTCGCCGGTGAGCTCGGACTTCGGCAGGTTTTCCCAGTCGAGCAGGATGGTGTCGACGAACACTTCCTGGAGCATCTTACGAGCGAGGTCGTTGTCCATCGCGTCGTTCTGGATCGCCGACTGGTGCGGCTTCGTCACACGGTTGAGTTCCTTCGTGTAACGCTTGTTCGACGCGGACATGCGCGCAATGCGGATCTTGATCGGCTTGCCGTTGTGGTCATTGAC